GTCATATTCCCTGAGTAACCGCCAGTATACGAACTTTTCCCCATATTGCCAAGGGCAGCTCGAGTCATATCGTGAGAATGTTGTTGGAATTTTAACGATGTATCTCTTAAATACATTGCAATACCAAAAGCCATAACTAAATCATCATTATATCCACTTTGTGCTTCTGGTCTGCCATTTTTCCAAACAAATACTTTCATTTCTTCTAGTAAACGTTTTGAATGAATCGTTACTGATCTATCCCCAACATATTCTCTAAATTTGTTTACCACCAACGGTCTTGTTCTCATGGACATTGTAAATCCAGGAGTCATATCACTATTACCTTCAAATACTTTAAGGTAAGATTCAGCTGTTAATTGGTCGGATTTTGGAGATTGGTATAAGTTACGGTATCCTCTTTCAATGATTGAATCTAATGTTGCCCAACCAATCGAAGCATTTTCTACAACCAACATTGCGTTATTATATTCCGAACCTAAACCAACTAAAAAGTATCCAAAGTCTTTAGGGGGCATTTGACCTCTATATTCGGCTACTTGTGTGTTTGTTTGAATATCAATTACGTGTGCTGTTGAAAAGTCTTTACCATCACCACGAGCAACGTCAGCAGTAATCATATACTCTCTAGAATAATCAGCTGCTTCCCAAATCCATAAATTTTGATCTACACCTCTTCTTTCTAATGGATCTTTAACTGTTGTTTCTTTTAAAAATTCAATCCATTCAGAATAAAATACAACATCACCTGATGTGCTGAAATCACAATCACATTCCTGTGCTGCTAATCTAGGATCACCTAATAATTCATCTTGTCTTTTTCTCCAAGATTCATCGCGTTCAGGGTGAACAAACCAAGGTAATTTAATTGGTAGGAAATCATTTTCCTTATTTTCAGCTGAAACCCATGTTTTGTGAAACCAGTTACCAGTACCATAAGGAGTAGATAGTACAATAGCACCACCACCAGTAGCAAGTGTTTGTTGAGCTGAAGCCCAGATCTCACCAATTTGTTCAATAAATGCGGCCTCATCCACTAACAACAAAGAAACGGCTTCTGATCGACCTGCATCACTACTTGCTGAGGTGGCTTTAATTTGAGATCCGTTACTTAATCGAAGTGATAATTTGTTATTTTCTTCTGCTTGAATTTTTAACCATGAAGGTAAGTTATCATACATAAACTTAACCTTTGTAACCATGTTACGAGCAGTTTCCTGTTTTGTTGCAATACAAAGTACGTTTTTATCTTTATGGAATAACATTAACCATAAAGAATAACCTGCTGCTAATGTTGAGATACCTAACTGTCTTGATTTTAAAATAATCGAGTATGGGTTATCTCTTAATAAGTGTAATGTTTTTTCTTGGAATGGATAAAGATTAAAAATAACACGACCACGTTGTGGGTGTTGAATGTGACAGTATTTTTTCATAAAGTGAGCCGGATCTTGGGCACACTTTAGATATTCCTGTCTTATTATTGCTTTTAAATCTTGTTGACTCATTTGCCTAGTTTCCAGTACATACGACCTGAAATTACTGGAACTAAGTCTTGATTAATGCCAATTCCCAAGCCGTATGCTTGTTTTTTCTTATTTCTATATAACAATTCACCACCAACATAATTAAGTTGGTTTGTAGCCCCTGCTACTCCTACACCCCAATAAAACTCTCTATTATTTATATAGATCGTTTCTGTAATAGTGTTTCTTGGGTAAGTAAAATTGTAGGCAATTTTCCTGCCTAGGATTTGGTTTTGGGATACTGTATCAGTGATCGTTAAGTCTAGACTGTCTAATACTTGTGTATCCTCGTACGTTCTAATAGCATAATAATCTGCTAAAATGGCTGCTGTATCGACTGGGATTGTAAATGTGTCAATATCTACCTTAGTAACATATTTTATTTTAGGTACATATACAGGGTATTCTTTTTCAATGGTAACGTATTCAATTACCGTATCTCGAATAACTACAGGTTCCGTAGGTTGTACGTTGCCCGAGCAACTTCGCATTAACAAAATTACTATAACCAATACTACAATAAGTACCGTTTGTATGTTTTTAAAGTAGTCCTTCAAGCTCCTTTTTGATTTTAGTTAAATCTTTTAAACGCTTTAGATATTCGTCTTTTTCAGTACCTTCAGCTTTTTTCCACTTATTAACTACAGTTTTCATTTCTTTTTCAGTATCAGCTAATTGGGTAGCTAATTTAGCAACTGAATCTTTTTTATTGATTTGAGCGTCTGTAGGTTCAGCATCGTCATCCATTTCCTCATTCATTGAGTCTAATTTCTTTTTGAGGTCAGCTGTTTTTTCTAACTCTTTATTTAACTCTTGCTGTGTCTTAACATCATCGGGAGATGCTTTTTCCTCTTCCTCAGAAAGGATCTCGATAATTTCTTCGCGAATGTATTCTTTTAATTCAGACTTTTTCATTTGAATATTTTTGTTATAAATATGTCAAAGATCAATAACATTTATGATTTGCGATATACGCTCTTCTGTGCTGCCTGAAATGTGGTGTAGATTTTTAATGCGATGATTATATTTAGTAAGTAACAATTGAATTGTTTCATCAATCAGTGTTCTATAATTAGCATCGGTTTCACGAACACCATTATCTTCAATCTCTACTCCTTCAGGAGAAACATAAAATACATAGTCATATTCGTTAAGCATATAAGAAGCGAAATTACAAAAGTCTTGTGCCTCAATGTAATTCATAGATTTAGAACACTTAGCAAACGCCATTACATCAATAATAGTTCTATCTGTAATAATATTATCAAGCATTAATTCACTGGCACGTTCTGCTAAGAATACTGCTTGTCCTTTAACTGTTGAGTCAGTGTTCAATGGAATACCCATTGCCATTAATTCTTTAGAACGTTCTGTTCTAAAATTATAATCTTCAAAATATTGAAGTTCCCGCATAGCTTTGACAAGTGTAGTTTTACCTACACTCATCGTACCACATAATCCTATTCTTGCCATTTTCTATAAACTCTATAACTATCTGAATCAAAGTGTTCAGTTGATACTTCAAAAATTGTTCCATCAGTTAATGCTTTAATTTGGTGGGGCATTCCTGGGAATTGTCTGACACTATCTCCTTCACGTAAATGTTGCTCATGTTCCTCACCAGTTTCAGTATCAATCCAACGATACAAAAATTCACCTTTATCTACATACCATGTTTCATCTTTTTCCAAATGATAATGCATACTAAAGTTACAACCCTCTTTGAACACTAACAACTTACCACAGTAAAGCTCGTTATTTTCAAAAATGATTTCATGTCCCCAACCTTTAGGAACATTACATTCTTTACACTCTTTAGCGTTAAATACGATTGGTTTCATATTAAAATCGTGTTGCGCCTCTCATTGAAGGATTTTTATACCAAGGCAAACCTTCGCGATTACTCAATGCTTCTTGATATTCTTCTTGATCGTATTGAATACCATTCAAATACCAGGCTTTTTTCAATTCACATCCTTCATCTACTGGTTCAATTGCGGGACCATCCCAGTTGTGGTAGCGCCAAACATCTTCACCTTGGAATTTAATAAAATGATGTCTAGCACCTTTAGACTTCATTGTTTTATATTCGTATAACTTTTCCATAACTTATTTAAAATTTACAATATCTCCTATGTGGTTATCCCATTCGCAAATATACGAATTTCCTTCCACTCTACAAAACTTAGATAAAATATCTTCTACAACATAAATACCCTGAGCACCTGAAACTGTGATACCGCGAGCTGATAAGGCATCACCTACAAAGTGTACATTATCAAAATCAGCCAATGCCAAATTAGAATAATCAACTAATGGCTCAGGAGACAAATATTTAACTTCAGGAACGTAAACACCCCAATCATCACCCAATGTTGGGAATACTTTTTTCATATCTTCGATAAAGTCATCAATGTATGAATAGTAACCTTGGAACGCATCTCGTATAGGATCTAGTGAATCAATTGGCATAGCATCAATTTCCTCACCTTCACTTGTAATACCTACTTTACGTGATGGGCTATAGTACAAACCTGAGTGAATTTTAGGAGCATTACGACCTTCGATGCCTTGATTTTTAATCCAAGTTTTATTTACCTTTTGAACCAATTCACGTGACCAATCAAATGGATTTTCGATACCAGGAATTTCCATCAAGATACCAAAATTGGTCATATTGTTACGATGTTCTTCTCCTTTTTTAGCGTGACCATTGTAACTAACATCTCCGTATGTTTGTTCAACAGCTACATAAGCAGCATTGTTGTTTGTACAGAATGAGCGAAGTGAAACACCATTATCGAATTTACGATACAATTT